GCCGAGGTTGTAAGCCACGCCATCACCGCCAGCGAGATGCATGCCAACCAGCTTAGGAGTCCCATTCACCAAAGTGATGATGGGAGAACCTGAGAACGTCTCGGCAGTATTACAAGTATGTTTAAATACTCCCATAGTCGTTTCCAAGCTCTTGTCCTGAATAACTGAGCCGGTTGAAACGAGAAGTTTCGACGCTGGATGTCCGAAAACCTCCAAAGGACCATCCGAATGCTGAGCAAAATCCTTAAGAGCCAAGGTACGCGCGCCAACAGCAGCCCAAACTCCTTGAGGAAGTTCGAGGGCGACAATGTCGAGCCATCGATTTGAAAAGACCTTCACCTCAGGACGAGGCACAAGTTTCTTTACTTCCGTCAGGCGGGCTTGACCAGCACGGGAACCCCGGATTAGAGTAATGGAATTCGCACTAAATCCGGCCTTGCCAGGTTTGCAGAACACGTGTCGTGCAGTAACCAAGTGATTGTGCACGCGGTACCCGATTGCGATTACCCTGGACGTCCCATCCGAGTAGGTCAAAGCTATCTCCACAGCGTATGGAGGTAGAGACAAACACGGTCGGGGCGGGGGGGAAGAAAACACTACGGATTCGTCAAAATCTTCTTTCGTGGTGGGTACCATCTCGTAGTGAATCTTCTCCCCTGAACCGTCAATCAAAGGCACGCCAGCAGGCCAAGAAAAAGTCTTTGGTACCAATTTGTAGCAAGTCTCTCCAACGGCAGCTTGGTAACGCATTCCTCCCATGGGGCCTTGGTGAAAGCCAATGGAAGGAGGTGCGAGCTTAATCTGCACAATGTGAGTGTTTGGCATGACAAATGATAATAAATACCTTATCGGCCGTGTGAAGAACCAAACAGGAGCCAAGATCTTAGACAAAAACCGGCGTGCTAAACCCGAAGTGGGCTTGCGTGCTGGTTTAGCCGAGGTCGAGGAACCTCCTTGATTGACGGTTGTGTCGGTGCATTCCGAACGACCTTTGCACAAGTACAAAAAGCCCTTCAGGAATATCCAAA